AAGTGATTCTTGTATTTACGGTCGGGCTGGCACTGAAGGTTATCTTGTAATAGTACAGGGGATTCAATCCGGACTCCACACGGACGAATTCCAATCCTTCTACAAGAGGCGACCATGTGACATTTCCAGAAGAGGCCAAGGTAGCCGTTCCACCTGCCATTGTGGTATCCGTTATGCCGGTGAGGGCAACAAATGTTGAAGTACCGTCCGAATAAGCCACGGCCATATTCGACGCAATGGCATTGATCTGGTCTGATGCCACACCTATTTCAAGACCCATCATGGGTTCGGTGAATCCCACGAGAATGTAGTCCGTCGCAAATACCCATGTCCCCATGCTCATATAAGTTCCCGTGTCAGCGGAACTGTACTGGTTCTGATAAACATTGGTGGCGTAACTGACCTTCTTTGAAGCATTATAGAGGTAGCATTCGTATTCGCTCCTCATTGCCCCATCCCAAAGTTGGGTCAAGGGTTGGAAGGGAGCGTCGGTGGTCACATGGTAAATATAAGTTGAGCCAGCCGAAAGCACGAACTGGTACCAGTAGAGGATGTAACCATTGATGTATTTCAACTGTGAAGTCCCCACCGTAGTGGCAAATGTGAATTCCCCTGCCTGTGCAAAAGCCTTTCCACCCACACTCGTTCCATCAACGGGGCTTGTCACCGCACCCCATGTCGCACCCGTCCATGTGGTGCAGGTCAGGGTACTTGCAGAAGCATTATAGTATCCGGGGAGAGGATAGAACTTCACCCCTTGCAACGGTCGCCTCGACCCCACCATGATATATAAAGCGGGAGAAGCAATCCTTGCGGATTTTGCGATGGTTTGAATGACATTTGTTACGGTCGATGAATAATCTCTTGGGTTCGTCAGAACGCCCGTAGTGACCGCCGCTTCGGAAGTAAGGAACGCACCTATGGAGATTTCGTTCCCGCCCCACACACAGGCGTCCACACTGTTGCAGTAGACAAGTTCTCCTCCGGGGGCGTCGCTGAACCTTCCGATGGTAGCTCCCGCAGAATCCGTCCATAAGGGAGTGAGATTAAAATCTCCGACCGCAGGAACTGCCGTATCATTCTTATAGACATTCGTTCCTGAATGGGCGAGGATGTGACTTTCAACGGGCTGGGCTTTGATTAACTGAAACATATTGTCAATCCCACCAGCGAGGACGGTAGTGTTGACTTTCCCCATCCCCCCTATCCCTACAGGATGGGTATCGGTATACCTCATGTTCGTCTGAACGGCAAAGTCTGTGCCAATCATGGCGGGGTCTTCCGACGGCACCCACTTCCCCGTTAGGGGAATCATCTTTTTGGTGAGGGGTTCGTCCTGACCCATATCTCCCACGGCCTGTATCGTTGCCGATAAAGGCTTGACGGTGAGTATGTTCTTATCTTCCTGTTGGGGCATTCTCTTGTTCCTTTACCTGTATGAGTTCGGGAGGAAGGTAATCACTCCTCGGGTCAAGGTCTTCCTCGGTATAAATGGTCGTGAGGTCTTTTATGTCAGCGATGTAAACATCGTATAGGTGGCTCGCCACTTTCATCTTCCCATCCTTAATGTAGGCGCAGATGAGCATATAAAGGATGATAAGGTTTCTGAATTCACTCCTTATAGAAGGCACGGAAAACGGGCTCGTCCAAGTCGTAGGGCTATCTGCAATGTACATATTCACAGGGTAGGTTCCGTCAGGCAACGGCTCAAAACCCACAAGACTCTGTCTCTGCCACCATTTATTCGGAGTTCTGTCGGGATAAAAGTCATGCCCGTCCTGTTTTTCGATGGTTTTCCGAAGACCGATATTATTGTAGACGGCATATTTCGTTTCAATCGCAGACAGGGCATAAGACTTTGTTCCGCTCGCAGTGGAAACCACCGTGGTTGTCGGAATACACTGGGTTCTAACAGCAATATCCACCACCGCATCGTAAGCCCATGACTGCAATTCAGAGTTCAGCCAGAACCCTTCATTGGGTTCATTCAGGATTTCCCGCACATCCGACACCACTCTCGTAAGACAATCGGGGTCAATCGTCAGGGACATATTTTTCGTCGTTCCGGCAAGTGTTCCGGACACAAGTGAGTACCCCGTGGAAAGGACATACATATACTGGTAGTCCACCTTCGCTGATAGAGTGAGCGTCTGGCTGTATGCGGGTATGCTGTCGGTGGGATTCACAAACATCTCCAGAGTCAATGTGCCGTAAGTCCCCGTGGTCTGGTCTCTCGATACCCTATAGGTATATGCCGTCCCCGCCGGGAGAGTGTAGTCAAGGTAGTTAAAAGACATGGTAGTAGGCAATCCGTTCTGTTCCATGAGATAGAACCCGCAGGCACTCTGGTCCCAGACAATCGCCAGCGTCTGGCAACTCATTGTCGAGGCGGTCGCAAAAACAGCCGAGGGCGAATTTGAAACACCCCAGATGGTGACATAAGGATTGCTGGAAAATGAAGATGGGGTGAATGTGAATGTATGCACAAAATCGTCGTTGACTCCACCTGCCCCCATATCCTTCCACACACACGCTTCCTCAGTCGTCACCAGCCCCGCAAAGGTAATCGTGTTCGCCGCCACCGTAATGTGGCTTCCCGGGTCTTCTTCGGTGAATGTCGTGTAGTCAATCATTGCACCACCACCAAATCAGGTGTCTTATAAGACTCTCTCGATTCGACCACTTCCTGCGTGTACTGTTCCGTCAACTGCTTGATGTCCTTTATGTAGAGGTCGTAAAGTCTCCCCGCCTTAAAGTGCTGGCTGTCCTTCAGATAAGCCCTTATCAGAACATAGGGGAGGATGAGATGCTGGAAAGGCAACGGAAGAATGGCAACACTACTGTCGCTTGTCCACTGGTCGGGGATGGTCGCAACATAAAGTTGGATTGTGTACGCAGTGGTCGGCATAGGTTCAATCCCTACAGCGGTACTACGCTCCCACCATCTGGTGGGAACAATCGTGGGATAACTCGATGCCTTCCCGATATGCCCCATCTGTTTTTCGACCATTCGCCTTAATCCATTCAATCCATAGGTGAGATAACTCATCTTAAGAATCGGATGAGATTCCTCACTGATATAACTTCCATCCTCCATCAGCAAAAAGTCCCCAGTCTCAAGAAGCAGTAGACCCGATGATGCCTCCGGAACCGTCCTCGATGCGGTTGTAATGTCAGTTCTCCAGTCCTGATTACATTGAGTCCTGACGGAGATATCGACGAGGGCATCTCCCGCAAAGATGTTCAACTCGGCATCCGTAAAAAAGGAAGCCGTAGTCTCATTCAGGATTTCCCTCGCATCTGTCCTTGTCTCAAGAAGCGTGTACATTAACTTGCCACCCAACTCCCAAATATCGGAATGCAAAACCAATCATAGTTTCCGTCACTTGCCTTCACCGTAAAGAATGATGCGGCGGTCATTGTTGCGTACCCGGAAGCGACACCCACATAACCGTTATCAGAGCCGGCTACTCCAGAAAGATATATTTTGTCATTCGTGTCCGCTCTCAATTTATAGTATCTCGTCCGAACCGTTGGAAGCACCATGACGAAAGAATATCCAAGTGCCGCCGTCGGCAGACTGATAACACAGTCCGCATCGGTCATTCCATAGTTACTAACGATAGTCCCGGCGCATTGCACCGCTGTCAGAGGACTGTCCGCACTCTGCGTCTTATAAAATTCAATGTTCTTCCCTTGGATGATTCCCGGCGCCGTGCCCCCGATAGCCGGGGGAGAAGCGAATGTTACGCTAATCGCCGTCGTGACCGCCTTACTCGTCGGGATGACTGTGTCCGAGTTTGCCAAAGCCCCCGTATCAATAGCAGTGACCGTTGCCGCCGCACTATTAATAAGGGAAAGGAGTTGCCCTACGACAGCAATGGGAGCGGTGACGGTAACGGCGACGTGGGAATTCGCAATCGCAGTCGTAAGACCCGTAACGCAGTTCACCGCATTGGCAATCGTCATCTTTTTATTCGTCCCGCCGCCATCTACTTCAACGAGAAATTCGGTCTGGGCAGGAGCAAGATTTTCAGTTAAGGCACTAATCTTTTTATCGCTCATCGGACATTCCCCATCGTTTCTGGAATCTTGACCCCTTCCTGCGAGTCAGGGATTACAGGTATCTGCGATGCGATGCAATGCAGTAACTGTGTTGAGTACATCTTATTTAATTGAAGAAATTTCTCAATCTTGTTCGATTTCAAAAATCCATAGGAAGCGGCAAACATCGGGAGCAAGTGCGTAAACCCTGACGGTATATGAGGGACATCCGTTGCCAGTGCCATTTCTCCGGAAGGTGCTATGGATAAATAAAGGTTGAGATTATAGGCGATGTCCGGGACGGGTTCGATTTCAATGTTTGCACCCCACGGAAACCAGCACCTCGGTTCAGGAGACTTCATTCCCGTGTGTCCGTACTGGCGAGGGGTGATTTTGAAAAGTCCTATCGGGATTCCAGAAGTGGGGACATATTCTACTGCGTCGACTCCGTATCCGGTGAATGCGACATTCCTCGACGCCGGGGTCGTGACGGTGGCGAAGGTGGACTTGATGCACCTCGCCTTGATGGCAACATCTCTTTCTCCACGGTTGAGCCACTTCGTAATCTGAAGGTCTGTGTAGAAATTCGCTGTCGCCTCATTCAGATATGTCCTTGTCCGAGAAATGAGGTCGGAGAGGGCTGGATAAGCCATTAGCGCCTCCCTGTAAGGTAATCCCAATCAATGCCCGGGGGCATCCCGACGGGGCCTTTTGCATCCCTCTTCAATGCGACCGCATCCACAGACTCATAGAGGAATTCCTGCATACTCTGAATAGTTGGTCGCTCCTTGTCTTTCCTGTAAAACCAATTCACCATTTCACAGTAGGCATCATCAAAAAAGCCGTTGTAAGGGATGGTGTCAGTAGTGGTGGTGACATCCACTGGCTTGGCAAAATAATCTCCGGCTATCGTGTAAGTCGATGCCGTAGGCGACCAGACCGAAAAATGGGTTCCCCGAATCTGGTAGTAGAGCGGAAGCCCCGCACTCGAATAGAGCAAAGCCATCTCAACGGAAGGAAGGGGAACAAGCACCTGTCTATTGGAGGGGAGCAAGTAAGGTTTGTCCTTCAAACCCCAAAAGTCAGCAGGGAGCCACCCGAAGGAGGCATCGGAAGTGATTGTCTGCGCGGAAGTTGTCGCCCCCACCACAGGCGTGGAAGAGTCGATGGTCAGGGTGCCCGCCGCCACGGTTTTGACCCAAAGCGGTCCTAAATTGGATGGCTGGGTTGTGGTGATAGGCATCCCTGCCAGATACCCTGCCGTGATAAAGCCGTTTGCCGCATCCGTTATGGTGTTCGTCGGAGAAGCGTTAAAGACATAACTCGCCGTACTCGTCACCGAAGCGGCAATGGGAATTGATAAAACTGAAACTGCCAATTCTGACTCCAGAATGTACAGCCTTTTGGCTATCCATCTGGAGGCCAGATTGATGGCATGGTACAAGTCCTCTTGGTTGTCTAATCGAAATTGTAGAAAGTTCAGTAGGTCTTGAACCGTTGACATAACGAACCTCCTATACTCCGATAAAAGCAACCTCAGTAATCAGCGCCGAGAGGTCGGTACCGTTTTTCACTTCAAGCGGAACGGTGGCAATCTCTTCCCACCTTCCGTAAACATACATCGCAACGCCGGTTGTGACTCCGTTTTCAACAAGGCGTGTCGTCCTCGTTGCACCAGTCCCAATCATGTCGAGTTTGAACAGACCAGCCCCTGGAGAGGCCGCAACTGTCGCCCTTGAAGTAGCAACACCCGTTTCAAGCGCCTGACTTCCATACCCCCAGAGAAGAATGGGATAGGCAGGAGTGCAGACATTTGCCGCCGCAGTCATATTCTCCGTAGCCACAAAACGGTTGTACAGCAACCCGGAGGTGGGCTTCTTGATGTAGGTCGTTACGCAAGAGGTCACAGCATCCCCCGCCACAAATGTAAGGGCTTTATTTGTGGAAGAGAAATCCATCTTCACATAAGTGGTGGAGACCGTATCTGCCGCAGTCATAAAGCCACAGGAGTTTGTGGAAGTTGTCCCGATGGAACGGACTGCCTGTACTGCAACAGCCTGATTGGTCAGGTTGCAAGTATTCGCCGCAACGGTCTGAACCTCTTCCTGTACAAGATTCGCCCAAACTTCCGCCCATGCCTGTGTGATATAAGTGATATACACCGCACCAGAAAGGGCTGAATGGAAGGTGATGGACGGTCTTGTCCCTGCTTGGAAAATCGTGGTCGGCTGGCATTCACCAGCGGCAAGAGTTGCGGTGGACGTCGTCAACTTTAACCCTGTCGTCGCTTGTCCGATGGACATGATATAGGCGGCAGGGTAGTCCAGTGTAATCGCATTACTTGCGATTGTCTGGACTTCATCAATGACGATGGGGGGCGCTTCTGAAAATACCTTAATTTTTTTGTTCGTCATATCGAACTGGAACTGATAAGGCGCACCATACCTCTGGTCCATCAACATCATCCCGGGGTTGTGCATCCCAAGAAGTTGCTCGGTGTTTAGTGCCATACCGCCGTAGGTATAGGAACTATCGAAGGTCAGCGCCCCGATGACCATCGCATAGTTCCCAATGACGGTGTAAGCCTTTGCGTTAAGAGTTACTGCCATTTTGTGCCTCCTTATAGACCCAGAGGAACTTCCTCATAGGTGCATCCGATGCTGACATTTGTTCCCGCCGCACCCAAAACTGCGAAGACCGCAACCATCCCGGGAGCAAAAGAAAACGCACCCTGCAAGTCACCGCTGATAATTTCAGCGCCGACTGTGTTGATTGCCGCTGTATTATGAAACAGAGGCCAGCAAACAACAGGGGCGGTGGCCAATGTACAAGTCGTGGTTGCCATACAGGAACCGCCTTGAAGACCGGTAGTCCCAGTGAGGAGGGTCCTTCCTTGCAAGGTTGACGACACAGGAGATGTCGGAGCAAGCAACGGTTGAGGGGTAACCGCCAACACACCGCCGGTCGTAGTGGTCGCCGTTGTTCTGACGATATATGCCCATTTGTGAATAACGAGATTCACCTGACTCGAAATCGGGTTGTAAATCTGTAACCCGATTGCGGCAGTTGCCGTGTAGAGGGCAACAGCGGTATCCAGCGCAAATGCGAAGTACATCCTATTGCCCAGCGTGGTGTCTTTATAGTCCCCAGCATTTGAGGTAATGAGACCACCGAGATAATCTGCTCGAAAGGGATTAGCGCCGGAGGTTGATGGGGAAATTCTTCCAATTTTAGCGTACATGATTTCCTCCTTTGTTAGCCAATCGGCACTTCTTCATAGGTGAGGCCAAGGTTGACCGTAACACCAGCCGCACCCAATGCCCCGATAATCGCCACAGTTCCCGGTGCAAATGCAAACGAGCCTTGAAGGTCACCACCAATGACCTCTGCACCCACTGTATTGATACCTGCGGTGTTGTGGAACAAAGGCCAGACGGGAACGGGAGTTGCAAGGATGGTAGCGGCACCAGTTGCCGCGCAGACGCCCGTAACTGCCGTTGCACCCGAAAGGTTCGTTCTGCCCGTAAGGGTAAGCGGAGTTACCACTGCCGGAGCCGCCGTGAACGCATTTCCGATGGCCAGCATCAATCCTGTCATGGAGGCAGATGATGCCCATACAATACAAGACCACTTATGCAGAACAAGGTTTACACCGCTGTTGGCAGGATTGTAAACCTGAATCCCGATGGCGGCAGTCGCCGAATAGAGCGCCACATTCGATGATGCCATATAGGCAAAAAAATGCCTACCGGCAAGCGTTATGTCTTTATAATCTCCCGCAGTTGATGTGATAAGCCCCCCGAGATAGTCCGCTCGGAATGGGTTCGCACCAGCATTGGAAGGAGAAATTCTTCCGATTTTAGCGTACATAGTTAATCCTCCTTTTACTTATACAACGATTTTAAGACATAGGCCCACCGTTGGTCGGGAACCCACATCCCACCATGAGAAATGAACTGTTCGCCAGTATCAACATAATGAAGTGTAGACCCATCATCAGAAGGGACCACGCTGTCCGTGGAAAGACACTGCCAGTTGCGAACATCGAATATTTGCAGTACGGCCATATCGACCTCCTAATATCCCCACGCCATCCAATAGCCGCAAACCCCACTCGTCATAACAATGCCAATGGGGTCAACGGAAGGAAGCGTCGTGGAAAGATTGCATTGGATCAAGGGAGATTGGGCGTTATTCGGTTGAAGATACATGAAGATCACTTTCTGTAAACCGGTATAGATATTGCCAGAGGCAACAGCCGTCCCGGTAAAAGTGCCGAATGTCATCCTTAACGACCCTTGAGGGTTTTCTTCTGTTTTGGTAAATGAAAATGCCATGATGGTGACCTCCTATTAGGTAAAGTTGTCTCCCCATGCAAGCCAATAACCGCAGACTCCCGTGGTGGTAACGATAGTGATTGCCGACCCGTCATAAGGAAGGGTCTTGTTCACATCGCACTGTTCAGTAGGTGAAGCGGTATTATTGGGTTGAAGGAGTATCATCTGGCACAAATGAAGACCTGTTTTGATGTCGCCACCGGTGACACCCGTGCAGGCGAATGTTCCCCATGACACGGCCTTTGCACCCATGACATCACGGCCTACTATTGCAGTTGCGAATACCATTTCTTTGTCCTCCTATAAGTCTTGGTATGCCCCGCCCGGTTTTACCCGGGCAGGACACCGTGGGGAGAAGGGAAAGAACCACGGTCACCAAGGGGGTTTAGTTAAGGGTCAACATCACCGGACACCATTTGTCGGCCACAGCGGCGTACAGAGCATAACCCTGATACGGAGAGGTGTAACCGGCGGCGGTGGTCAATTCCTGCACATTGGTACCCTGATACATCACGGTTCCCAGCGGGGTCGTGGTCAGGGTCTTGCAACAAGCAATCCCGCCCACCTGAAGCCATGTGTACTGCCCGGATGTTGCGGCGACGACTGCGACGCCTGTAACGGAACTCGCCAGAGTACCCGCATGGGTACAAGACGACCATGTATTCGGAATCAAAGACATGGTGGTCGTTGCAATGGTTGCTACCACGATGGGGTCACGAAGGGTGACCGCCACAGCGGCGGAACCGGCGCTTGTCGCATGACCGGAAATCTGGTACTGGAGACCGCTTGTTCCTGCGGCGCCATCATAGATTTGCAGGAAACCGTCGGTGTACTGCTTGGCGGTAACTGCGGTTGCGCCCACTACGACATTGACATTGTACTGACCCACAGAGGTCGTGTACGCAGTCTGTACCTGTGCAAAATGGTTGGCGGTGACGGTTGCACCGATGGTCGAGCCACCGGCTACCAGCGTGCCACCCGCCAGTCCGTAACGGAAAAACCGACCGTCAGCGGTTGCCCGGAGCGTACCGAGCATTTCGTTCTGAGTGGCAGAGACCACATACAGCCCCTGCGCAAATCCTGCGTTTTTCAAAGGTCTTGGCATTTTACTGTCCTCCTATTTTTTGGTCGCTCGTTATACCTATAATTTGAACCCTTACGATTAACTCAAGTTGGTGTGAGCCGCATGAGCGCGTCGACGGGAGCAAATCAGGTTACCGTCCCAGAAAATCTTCATGGACTTTGCGGCAAGACCTGCAACCAGTAGGTCCGCCCACGGAGTCCGGGCGAAAAATCCCTGCTTGTGGATTGCGAAACCCACATACTTGGTGTTCAGCAGGTACAGCGTACCGCTCTGGCAGAAATCGTCAGCGGCGATAACTTTGTTCTCGAAAACGAGATTCGTGAAACCGGCGTCCACGGACTCATTCTGTTGCTGGAATCTCTGCTGAACTTGCAGGATACCGGCAATGATGTTGAACAGCGTCTCGGGACACACACCGACATTCGGCTTTCCTTCTGCGCCGTCCGTGACCTTCGCCAAGGAAGCGAGCGTACGGATGACTGCGAGGGAAATACCTTCTGTGGTGGTCGTGACCTGTGCATCCCACGGCCTTGAACCATCTGAAGAGACGAGGTCGTTCGGGGTGATACCGCCGTAGGCAACGGTAACTGCCGCCTGCGTCATCGCCCCAATACCCGTCAGTTCGTCAGCGGTGTCAGCCGCCGTCGAATAGATGTTCTGTGCGATGAAACGGGTAGCCGTCTTCTGTGCGCCATCCAGTTTAGAGACCGCCAACTGGACTTCCTCATAAGGACCCGTGCAGGACAGTTCATCCGTTCTGTACACGGTGGCATTGCCGTATGCGTGTTTGAGGTAATAATAAGCCGAGTTCAGACTGGTCTTGTCGTCTGAAGACAGGGAACCTGCACGGTTGTAGAAACCACCTTCCTGACCATCGTACTCCAGCGGTACACGAACACGGGCGCCGCCGTCTGGTCGTTCCCACAAACCCTTTTTCTGGTCCATGAGGTATTTCAGTAAAAACGAGGTATTGAAGTACACATCAATCGCCCGCTTATTATCTGCCTTGAAATAATCAAGGGTAATCGCTTCTAATTCTGTAAATGTTAGCAATGTTGTTATCGGTCGGCGTTTAAGCCTTCCTTCTGCATATTTCTATGCAGTTCAGACTATCTCATAACGCTTGTGCGTTGGCGACGCTCGTGTCGGGCTTATTGGTTTGTGACTCCTCACCCGTTAGTCGTTGAACCTTCCAGTCTACAAAACTTCTCACATTCGACTGGCTTGGATGCTGATTGTCTTCACCCGAAGTGGTCAGAGTTCCCAGCAATTCATCGCCTTTTCCAAAGGTTATTTTATGATGACATTCATTACATAAGGTGATTCCCATGCCAGCATTGTGTTGGAGGACTATCAAATCAGAAAGTTTATCGTTCCCCATCCCGGGGTTGGCATCCATAATTTTCTTCTGGATTTCTTTGTAGGGGATAAGGTGATGCACTTCCAATCGGCTTGATTCTCCGCACTCAACACAGGAATATCCATCTCGCGCAAGAATGGGCAGTTTCCATACCTGCCACAATTTTTTATCTACGATGGAGCGAAGTGGGGTCACCCCACCATTCCAGTTAGGATTTTTATCCCCAGTTCTGTGAAGTGTTTTTGCGGCATCGGACATATTCTTCTTCATCGCATCTGTCCGTTTCCACTTCTTATTGCTTTCCGCAGTAAGTACACCCCTGTCCTTGGGATTCATCTTTAACCCTAACTTACACGCCAAAGTATTGACAGAACATGCCAACACACCGAGAGCCTCGGCTATTTTCTTATAGCCAAGATACTGATGGTTTGCCTTAATAAAAACAATTTCTTCATCAGTAAAATTGCGACGAGAACCAGCAACCCCCAGCCTTATTGCCTTATTCTTCACAGAGTCGAGCGGTCTGGAAAGATGATTCATGCAAATCTGCAACCCATCACCTTCGCTGTAGTTTTCTCTCACAAATTGTTCTTCTTGCCGTGTCCATCGTTTTTTCATCTTTTTTTACCTTTGGGGCCTACATTTAAGCCATTTTAGGTTCCTCCTGTTATGGGGTCAGGCTCCCTGAGTCCGCAATCTGACAAGCCTTGCGGCAAGGGCGGAAACCAGACCGCCTTTTTCTTTTGTGTTTTGAAGTTCAGCGTCGTCGCTTCCCGTGGGTCGGACGCCGCCCGGTCCAGTGGTTAGAACTCTGGCATTTCGTTTCGCCTTCAAGTTCGCCTCTGCATCTGCTGTCGCTTTCTTTGCGGCATCCTCTGCCGCCTTCGTTGTCGCTTCTTCCATCCTTGTATCTGCTGTCATCGTGAGATAAGCAGACATGGGATTGTGACCCGGATTCAGCATCATAAACTTCTGGATTTCCTGCGATGCCCATTTATCCTTAAAGTCCGGGTGCTTTTCAGCAAAAGCGTTGTATGTCTTGTTCACGTTCGCTCTCGTCAATTCCTCTTGGGATTTGGCGGTTTTTGCCGCTTCAGCCTCACCAATCTTCTTCATGGCGGCTTCGATGGCTTCCTCACGAACTTGGACATACTGATTGGCGGCATACCCTTTCGGGTCTACCCTCTGCCATTCGGCAATCTGGTCATCTGTCAGAGTGGTGATATCAATGTAGGGTTTCTGCGGGGGTTGTTCGACTGGGGCTTTCGGCTTTGAAGCCTCAAGTTGTCCCTGTAATCTTGCCGCTTCAATCCTTGCATCATCACGCTCCTTCATAATGCGTTGCCATGCAGGGTCTTCATGGTAGGGCTTCGGTTTGTCCTCTACCTTCGGTTCCACTTTAGTGGAAACTGTTTCGACAACTGGTTCCTCTGAGCCGGGTGTAGCGTCTCCCGCTGACGGTGCGTCTGCATCCTTTTTACCATCAAGGTCGCTGAGCTCATTGGTCGTGTCGGGGTCAAAATGTGGACTATCGGGGCTGACGAGGCCACCGGGGCCGCCATCGAGAAGGTTCACTTCCGATGCGGTTGTGTTTAGCGTCCCACTATCCGTATTCTCTGGCATAAATCCTCCTGAATAAAAAAAGCCCCCATCAGCATCTGGTATTTCCAGACCCAATGGGGGCGAAGTTGCCGCTATTGGCTTATCCCGAAGAGCGTCTTACGAGGGGCAACGGGAAGTTATGGAGTCATTTTTTTATCAGTTCCTCAAAAATTTTAATTGCAAACTTAAAAACTCTTATAAGTGCTACGCAGATGTTCTTCGCATCTTCACTCATTCCTGCGACCATCCGATCTCAAGGCGGTTCCTCTTTCGATGGTTTTCAAAAATGTTCGCATGGATACTTCTTATGTCCGGCGGGGGAGGCGGTTTGTATACGGGGGGGGCGCCACCAATGTTGGAGTCCATCGGTCGTAACCCTTCCTTCTTCATCCAATTCTTGTAATTGGAGCGTGTCGGGTTCCTCACAAACTCCCGGACATGAGGTTTATCGCTATCCTTGTCAACAACTTCGAGAACTGACTTTAGCCACGGAGCAGATTCATTCCCTGTATAGACCCTGCCGAAAGAGATAATCCGCTTCGCTTTGCCACCACACTCTTTACACTTCTTGCTCTTGTCGGCAGAGTCACACAGAACCTCTTCAATATACCCGCATTTGGGGCATTCAAAGTCTGAGATTATCGTCACGCCATACCTCCGGGACCTTCGTTGTTTCTGTCCTGAAAGGACTTCAGTTTGTCGCTCCCCTGCTTAATGCCGGGGAACTTTGCATGGACTTTGGCCTTGATTGTCGCCTGTTCTTCGGGTGACGCAAACTGCGCCGCTCTGGCCAGTGCATTCCTGCCGTGAACCTCATCAGGAATAGGATAACGCCCTTTCCCAAGGGCAAAATCCTGTGCAGGGAGATTTTTTCTCTGCTGTGTAGTCAATACGCTCATATTTACCTCGAAAATCTGTCTTTACGGTATAATTGTAGAACCCGATATTTTTCCTTTCAATAACCTTTTTTCTTCTTACCCTTCACGGTATCACTGGCATCCTCGTTGATGTCCTGTTTGGTATCAGTAGTATTGAAGTCATTGGCCGTGCCACCCTTACTTTCTGCCGCCAACTCTTGGGCATCATCGTCTTCGACCTGTTTCTTTTTCCCACGCAGTTTAGCCAAGAGGTTCGCCCCTCGACTGACCCGTCCGTGTAATTTCCCGTCTTTTGCATTAAAATCACCTGTAGCCATGATATCCTCCTTTACATACCTTCAAGTTGTTTTTTCCGTGCCATTGCCGCATTCCAGTTTTCCAGCAGATTCGCCGTGCCACTATCCTGCGGGAGAGTTGGAGCAAGTCTTGCCCCCGCAATCTCCCCAAGGGGATTTCCGACAGCAGAGAGAATGTCAGGTATAACTCCTGCGGCACGCCGAAGGGAGTCCATGTCCACGGGGATAACCTCACCAGCACTTGTGTCTGGTCGCCACGCCTGTGCCTGTGCCTTCTGTTCAGGAGTCTGATAGGCATCAATATATTTCATCGGCTGGGAATATCTATCATATATCTCTGGTGCATTCTCTACCGGCGGCACAAGTATTCTTTGTCCGGTTCCCTGCATCTTCACCGATACTGGCCTTAATTCACTTCTTATTCTTCCATACCAATCATCTGCCATAATGCCCTCCTAATCTAACTGATTATCACTTGTCATTCCTCGTTCCGAAAATGGGTTAAGGTCTGAATGTGCTGTTGATGTCAATGGATTCGTCGGTCTCGGCGGGTTAATCCCAGCCGGGGTAACATCCACCTGCGCCGTATCGGCATTCAGTTTCTTCGCCTCGGCCACCGTGTCGGCAATGTCCTGACGGATTTGTGCAACTGTCCTCGCTTTTTCGATGTTCAGTTTTTCTTCGTCGAACCCGATACCGGCAGAGGCTACGGCCTGCTTGACTTTTTCCGTATTCGTCTGTTCTGTGGCAAGAACCTGCTGTGCGGAGAATTTCCCTGCCTCTGCGATATGGCGTTGCGCCTGCGCTTCATTGACAACAATCTTCGATTGCGTCTCAGGGTCGGGCGGCGGAGGCTGAATGGGTTGACCCATCTGCTGGGCAATATGTTGGACAACCGGCATAAGGACTTGCTGGAAGGGCGGAATCTGCCTCGACTGCATCATGCCCTCTATCTTCTTCGGGTCGAGAACTGCGACCTTCTGGAAGTATTGCAGAAACTCGTCTGGCACTCCCACTATCTTCATGGCGTTCATCACCATCCCCACAGGTCCAGCGGCCATCCGTTCAATGATGTCAGCACGACCACTCCATTCAAGCGTATCAAGGAGAGCCTGCTGGTCGATGGCTTTTTCCTTGAAAAGGTTAAGTGCCTCTTCCCTCTGCTGGACTTTGGAAATCGGCAGAGTAGAACCGGTCACGACGGTGAGTTTAGCGGGGACAATAAGTTGTTTTCCGTCAATCTTTTTGGTCTTCGGAATTCCATCCTTGTCCTGATAAGAAATCCATCGGTCTTCCTGATAGAAGTTCATCACATGAGAAAGATACATTCTGCCACGCTCACGAATTAAGCGGCCATAGGAGCGAATCTTGCCCCTCTGCATGGTGGCGGCTCTCTCGATGAGGGCGGCGATTGCTTTGTAGGCAATGGCGTCATTGCCTCTCGCCTCGGCTTGGTCAACCTCAAAAGTACCCGCAATTTGAAGGAGCATATCCTTAAAGAGTTTGATGGCATCTGTGATATCCTGTTCATTCTTCGGGTAGTCAAGGTATCGAATCGCCTTTGACTTCTCCGAATTGGCAGGGGAAATGATTCCTTGGAAGTTTGTGAATGCGGTATCGGGAACCCCAGAATCCTTTGGGTTGATGATTTTCTTTCGTGCGGAACGGTCTTTGTCCAAAACCAGTTGTGACAGGGCTTTGTTGAGTTCCATGTTCAACCATTCTAATTGATCTATATCGCTGGAGCCCCAGAAACTCACGGCATCCTTGATAGAGTTCACAGCGCAGAAGGGAACTTTGTCATAGAGGTAGGTCTTCTGTACCTGCTCCAGAGGGAGACTCATATTAATGTTCGGATTGGGTTTGTCTTCGAGGACTTTGTCGCCATTACAACAAAGGATATAACGGATGTCGCCGGGATACTTCGATTCCGTTTCCTGCATTTCCACCTTCGTATCACCCTGTTTAGCGGTCCCTGTACGTTTCTTTTTTGAGTAGTCTTTCACCCACGCTTCCACCATGAGGACTTCGTCTTTCTTGTCCGTTCCGGAGCCGCCGGTGTAATTCATTATCTGACGGACTTTGCTCGCAACAGTGACGAAGATGTTTCTTCCTTGAGTAGACTGTGGTGAATTTATTTCCCTGCGGTCATCCTGAAGGTCTTTCAGGACATCAGAATCCGCTTTGATATCTGCATCGGGGTATCGCCGTTGCGCCTCTCGGAGGTCGGTGGGGATAAAGTGTAGTACCACTTGAGCCTTCTGTACTTCCCGAGGGTCGGTAATGTCGACCGGGTAAAGACCAAAATGGTAAGGGTCGACGACGACGGTTTCAACTTCCCCAATACCCATTTCGAGGTCGGGGTTGAAAACAACCTTTTCGATAGCGATGCCATAATTTTCTCCGTTGCTTACCGAGCGTTCCAACACATCCTGTTGTTCTTGGTCAATCCACCAGTGTGTGGCGCATTTCTGCAAATCCTCGTACACATTATTTTCAGGGTCTTCCGTCAGTGCCTCGGTGTCGACATGAACGACATTGAATGTCGGGTTATTGTCCGTCAGTGTATTCACCGTCCGCTGGTGATGCAAAAAGATATAGTTTGCTGAAATGAGCGGAATCTTCTTATCGGCGGTATTCCGCCAATGTTTCCCCTTTAGCAGTTCATAATTTCGTTTCCACTTATCAGGGAGACCAAGCTCGACCTTGGAGTCGAGGACTTCGTCGAGAATCTCAAAAACCGCTTTTGCGATTTCTTTCTGCTTATCCTTGTCGTTGGACTCCGCAGGAATTAACTGATTGTCATCCCCTACAATGGATTCCACTATCTTTATTTCAGCACCGGATACGATTTCATTTGGACCCGGGCCTTGAGGCTGGAGAGAAAAAATATCGGCCATTTGTTTACTCCTTTATTCAGTTCGATATAACTACATTCCCGGAGGAGGTCCACCGGGAGGAGGCCCTGCCGGAGGAGCACCAGCACCCGGTCCTTTAGGAATCAATGTCGACAGTATCTGTAACGCCTTCGCCATCAAGACGGCGGCGGCCTGTACTGCTTGAACCGGGTTGGGGGGTCCAGACGGTCCTGCACCGGGAGGAGGTCCTGCCATCGGGGAAGGTCCGGGAGGTGCCATCGGAGGTGCGCCACCCGCCCTCATTGCCGCTATCTTTGCCGCTATTGGGTTAATCATTGGACTTGCCATTTTTGTTACCTCCTTTTTTGGTGCCGCCGGAGCGGTCGTGATTTTTGGTGAAACTGGGTTCATACCGCCAAGGGGCCCTTTCGACCCACCGCCTATCGGCTTGTTTACCTGCGGTTCTACTTTTGTCGTCTGTCTTGTCGGCGGTGCAGGTGGGACAATATCCTTCTTCGCGGCGGTAGGGGCGCCATCGGTGTCAGGTTTTTTGTACTTGAACGGAGCACCTACATCCGTCTTCTTTCGGTTTGACCGCATGGTCTGTACTTTTTTAGATATAGCAAGAACTTTTGCATCCATAATTTATTCTCCTTCACCCTTCATTGTCTGAAGCCTTTCCACGGGGGTCAACATTGCGGCCCGGTAAGGGTCCTCTTCCGCAATCGTTAAGGTCTTTTCCTTTGGCTTGTGGTTGAACAGCGGTTCAATGTCCGCACCCTTTACCTGTAATCCCATTCTGAAACCGATGAACAGGACTGCCACAAATATGAATCCTCCGATAACTACCGCAAGCAGAATCTGCCAAATCGGAATCATGTTTCCTCCTCGTATTCCAGTATTCCAATCCCGCCCCATGTGGTGTCGGACGGGTCAACGCAGTTCCATGTCTTGTAATTCTTTTTTATCTCATTCCAGAAACGGTTCACTTCACAATTTGCAACTGTACTATGTTCGCAGATATCGTGGAAGGCAATCAGACCGCCCCTCTTGACGAACCGTGAATACATCACCCAATCTTTCTTTACGCCTTCATAGGAATGGTCACCGTCAATGAACAGGAAATCAATCTCACTGTTGCCGATAATATCGAGCAATGAAATGAAGGTTTCTTCATCATGGGAATCCATTTTTAGGAAGTGCAGTTTCTGGTTACCCTTCTTATATGAGGACAGGTCTGCCTTCTGGTCGACATACTTTCCACCATATTCCCCATCTGGGAGGTCGATGGTGACGATAGTCGCATCAGGACTGGCGACCTGACAAAACGCATACAGCGAACCGCCGTGACCGGTGCCGATTTCAACCACAGTCTTTAAGTCTCTGGTCTTGAGCAATCCGAGCAGGGTGTCGAACTCACCACCTTTTTGCATTGCACCAAGATTAAGTGCCATCTGAGTAAGACTCAAAGCAGGAGTGCCATTGAACGCAAAGGCATCTTTGTATTTCGGAAGGATTGCATTCGCACCCGCGTCAACCACTTCAGGGTGCCCATAAAGAATTCCCTTGCTGTCCACATGGAGACATTGAACACTCGTATCGGTAATGGCATCTATCCCAGCCCGACGGTACACATAGCCGAAGTAAGCGTCCTCCGTGAGAGAGATGACCCCTCCACACATGATTGTCCGGTACCACGGCGGGTCAATCTTTTTCATCGCTTCAATCTTCAGCAGACTACACCCAGCAGGGATGACAAATGTATTGTGGATAACATCCCCGATTTTATAGTCATCGACTGAACTCATAAAACCCTCGGCATTGCAATTCATCCCAGCAGTTTCGAGCGGGTAGTGTTTCCGGTAGTACACCCCGGCGGCGATGTCTGCATTATGTTTCAGGAGCGAGATGAGCGCATCTTTCGGAACAATCACATCATCATCCACGAAAAATACATGGGTCATGTCGTCCCGGATTGCCCATTCGATTATCTTGTTTCGGCATCCGGCAATGGAAAGTAGATGAAATTGCGGGGTGTAGTCCACAATATCAATCATCGTACCTGCGGGAGGCATCACTTGTCTGAAGTCAGTAGCATTCGGGTCTTCGACCTTCCGATGGAACAAAGCAATGCGGATTTTTCTCACCTTGTCGACAATGGTGAACCCCTGCGCCAGCAGGTCGGTCTTCATTTGCTCAAAAGAATCGTAGTTCACATCGTCTTTCATAGACCCTCTGTTTCGTGGAGCGGTTTCTTCACAGGAGCGGTCGCTTTGCACTGCATCTTGTGTCCCTGCAACTGGTTCTTTCTCTCAAACGCCTTTCCGCATTTTTCGCAGACGAATGGGAGAATCTCTTCTGCCGACAGGGGGTTATCCTCTGCATTTTCCGGTGCAGATTCTTCCACTTTAGTGGAAACCTTCGTCGGTTTCTTCTTCGCCGTCACTTTGGGGGTTGCCGTCAGGGGAGGCGTGGCAACTTCTGTCGCTTCCCCCCTGATGGGGACGGCCATCATCCCGATGCTCGTCTTAATAACATCATCAGCGACAAAAGGTCTCATTCTGCAATGAGGACAGCGCATAGTCTCCCAGTTCATAGTCGGATGGAACGGGTCGGGGACGCCGTGATATGGGTCAACGCTCGTAAACATCGTCCCGTCCATCGGGTAAAAGAGTCTTGCGGACTCAATCGTCGCAATGAACTCCATGCAAATCTCACATTGCAGTAAAACCGTCCCTTGAGAGAAATTTCCCTCCAGAGACCTCAGTTCAGCCTTGGAATTCGGTGCAAAATCGCCCAGAGTTCCTTCACCCATTGACCTTTCCTCCTTTTATAATCAGATGATAGGGAACGCATGGAATGTTCATCGTAAAAATGGGCTTTTCAGCGTCCCTTTCTGCCTTCTTTTTCAGCCGGTACCTCTTAGCGGCCTCGGCGTTCGCTTTTTTCTGTTTTTTCGGGTCTTTGTACATGATTACCTCCGCATCAGGTCGCTGTAGTTATATTCGCCGGGCTGATTAAACCCATGTTGCTCATAAAACGCATATTCGTGTTCCGATTGGGTCATCAAATAAAGCTCACGCTCTCTATCTACCTGATTTTCGGGTTTTTCGATGAAGTCCAGATGGTGCTGGGCGAGCGTTTTCACATTTTCCTGCGGAAGCATGGGTGAAATTTGGTCGTCCAACTGCATCCCGAGGAAAGCCAGAGCATCCACGATGTCATCATTTCTACCCTTTGGAAAGCGTTTGAGTTCAAATTCGAGCGTCTGGAGCCACTCTGGCTCACGCGAATTATGTGCGGGTAGATAGACGCCCCCAGCTTTGATTCTACCTTGGATGCTCCGGGCATTCGTCATCTTATCCTTCATCGGCATCCTGTCGTCAAGATTGATAAAGGTGTTTGTCTCAATCATTTTTGTCCGCAGGAACGGTCCGATGGCTCTTTGAATCAAGTCCTTCTGACCTGACCAGATAACCGGACTTCTCGCTCTCTGCATGGCCAGCATGGCATCGACGATCTCACTCGAGTCCCAATGGTCTCTCCACACATCGACGATATAAAGAAGATTGTTCGTGTCAATACCGGCTAAAACAAACACGGTGTAGTCGGAAGTCTGCTTCTTTGAGAGTGCCAAATCCATCCCCACATAGTAATAAAGGAGTTCCGGGAGTTCGTCGTAGCGCTTGAACCACTTTGTCTGGAAATAGGCGAGTTCGTTTTCCGGGGAGGGGTCAAGGAGGTACTGGCAATTTTTGGAACCAAACCCTTCAGCGAAATAATTACCTGTTTCTGTTTGGATATTATAGACGACCTGTTTCCCAAGAGATTGCTGAGTTAGGACTTCCACTCGGCTTTTAGTGCCACAGTTGGAATTCTCCGCCATCAACCCCTTTATAATTTGATGGCTCTTCGCTGGTTTGCAAAGTGACAAAAATCTGACCTTGTCGTCCCTTCCACCGGTCAAGTAAACCGTAACTGCATTTCTACGCCTCGCATCCGCTCTTTCTCTTTTGTCTTCCCATGTACTGTATTTGAACCCAAGAAGGTCGAGACATTTATAAAGTTTTTCAACAACCTCTGGGTGGTGTTCAATAGATTGTGTAAAATTGATTGTCCCACTACTCACAGAACCCTCACCATCAAAGAACCCACCTAACCAAGCCATCGCATCTCGTTCTTCATGCGAATATTTCTTACTCTCCCATTGAGTAAAGTCAACAAATCTGCATAGGGATTGCTGGTCATGGTTTTTTGAAAATCCCAATGTGGAATATGCTTGCCTTGGATGATTATCCCCTTTTTTCACCGCCGTTCGGCCTGACCACCACTTATGGTCAGGTGTGTGCTTTACAACGGAGCAATCAGCCATAAAGGATGAAACAACCTCTGCTTCATTGATATTTTTATATAACACTTTTGAATAACAGTATTTGGTTCTGGCATGGAATCCACCAGCATTTTTGAATCCAATAACAACATCTCCCACCTCCACATCTTGGATGGGTTTCTGCGTCCAATCCGCCATAAGGATTTTCATGTCTCCAGTAAGGCAAGAGAACACATATTCAGAAACCGTCGGGTCTTTGCGTATCTTCGCAAGTCTTTCAAGGCCGTACTGTTCTGGCCAGAGAGCCTCACCGGTGATGGGGTGAATGGCCGGTTTCTTATAGACATAGTATCCTGACCCCTCCTTTATCATTTCACAATGCAAATCAGCGTCGTCGTAGATTGTCCCTGCGATGGAGATGTTGCTTCGCACTTCCTTCGTAGAAGCCTGCAAAATGGAAGACCTCATCATGCCGAACTGTTCACGGTTCTTTTCGATTTGGTCTTTGGTGGTAGATGTTTCGGGGGTTACAATATCGTCGCACTTAATGCGGGGGAAATGGAGACCGGTGGGTTGGTTTTCCAGAGAGGTCGCAAGAAAAGATGGCTCCTGTCGTCCGGTGTGGTTTGGCATTATCAGTTCTTCATCTGTCCACTTGGAAGCCTGCTTCGCCGGGTTCTTCCAGATTAAATCAGGGAAGAGTTCCCGGAGCATCTGGTTGTTTTCAAAGTGCCACCTGATAGCCCTCAGTTTTTTCGTGCTTCTTTTCAAAGCATCACAGACGATAGCTATCGGTATCTGCGGTTGCCGTAAATACCATCTAATTCCGTCAGCAATGGTAAAAATGAGTGTCTTACAATGCCCCCGGGGTAGAAGATAAAGGCTTTCCTCCCGGTCACATTGAATCTCCTCACAGAACTCCAGATGGG